TGCTTCATTTTGTCGCCACCAGCCCAAACCAGCCCGAACTGGCCGTGATTAGCCATGACCAGCCAAGACTGGAAACGATGGTGCCAGATCATGCCGGCTCACTAGCTGGACTTGTGGGGGACATGGCAAAGAAGGTGCTGCAGATTGATTTGATGCCTTGGCAAATGCATGCTCTTGAGGGGATGCTTGCGGTTGACGCTAATAACAAGTTTGTGCATCGCTCGAGCCTTGTGTCGGTCGCACGTCAAAATGGCAAGACCACAATCATCCAAGCGGTCATTCTCTTTTGGCTTGTTGAGATGCCAAAAATACGTGGACAAAAGCAGACCGTCGTATCTGGCGCGCACAGATTGGATCTTGCTTGCTTGCTCTTTGATGATCTTGCACCAATTCTTGAAGAGTATTACGGCGCAAAGATTGTCAAGTCTTACGGCCGTTATCAAGCAACCATGCCAGACGGCAGCAAGTGGTGGGTCAAAGCATTAAAGCCAAACCAAGGCCACGGTATGAGCATTGACTTAGTCGTCGTGGACGAACTTTTTGACGTCAACCCAGACTCCGTTGAAGGCGGTCTGTTGCCGGCACAACGCGCGCGCAAAAATGCTCTGGCGCTTTTCTTCAGCACGGCTGGCACCGAGGAATCCGTGTTGTTCCAGCGCTGGCGAGAAGCAGGCATTCGAGCCATTGACAAAGGCGAGCCGTCCACGATGTACATGGCGGAATGGTCACCTGACCCAAGCCTTGACCCGTTACATCCTGCGTCATGGGCGTGGGGTAATCCCGCACTTGGCTACACCTTGGACATGGACACGATCAAGCAGGAGTCAACTAACCCTGATCGCGCGTCGTTCTTGCGCGCATCCCTAAACCTTTGGGTGAGTGTTGTGCGCGGATGGATTGAGCCTGGTCGCTGGCCGTCATTGGAATACACAGGTGACGTGCCAAGCGGTGGGGTCGTGGCGATCGAGTCTTCGCTGGATGACTCCCGATACTGCGCGACCAGATGCGTCAACTTGTCTGACGGTCGGGTGCTTGTCACCGTCGCATTTATCGCCGAGTCAATCACAGAGCTGTGGGAAAACGTGCAGGAACTTGCCAAAGACCCGACGATTAGGTTTGCCTTGTCGCCGACCGTGGACGCCACCTGCCCGCCGAACATTGAGCGCCGCCGAGTCGTTGTTGGTTATGCAGAATTAGGACGCTTTACACCGCTAGCCAAGAACATGATCGCCGAGGGACGCCTACTTCACACAGGCGAAAAACTACTTGCCGAACATGTTCAGCGCGCCGTTGCTGTTCGCACCGACAACACGATCGTGCTATCAAGCAAGCGATCACCTGGGCCGATTGAACTAGCGCGAACGATGGTTTGGGGAATTGGCATGTGTGCGCGTCCAGCTCATACGGGTAAACCCATGCTTGTGGCCGTTAACCACTAACATTCTTGTCGGCGACCGCACGCTCTAGCCTTTTGTCGGAATCGGATTAGTCACGTGCGGTTGCCACTTATATGGCAAAGTAGGGACATGGGATTATTTGATCGCAAAATAAGCAAGGCAGCAATTAGCCCTGCGCCAGCAAAAGCGGCTGCAGCTGGTGGGTTTGCACCTGGTTACTCGTCGTCAAATGTCGGCGTAAACATGATCGGCCAGTACTACACCTATCGCGAAGGTGAATTGAGGGCGGCGGCGGTAAGTATTCCAGCCTTGTCAAGGAGTCGCGACTTGCTGGCATCGGTCATTGGCTGTATGCCATTGCGAATGTACAACGAAGTTTGGAGCGAAGACGAAGAAGAAATGGAGCGCAAATATATTGCGCCTCGCAGTTGGTTGCGTCGCCCAGACCCGACCGTCAACTACAACTTTTTAATGTCGTGGACGTTTGACGATCTTTACTTCTTTGGACGCGCATTCTGGTACATCACGTCGCGCACAGCTGACGGATACCCGGCATCGTTTACTCGACTGCCTGCAGGCTCGGTCACGACCACCGATCAGGCTGGCCCTGTTTGGTTTGCCCCGTCATCTCAGGTGTACTTCCAAGGTGGCGAAATTGACCCTGCAAACCTTGTGCAATTCTTGTCGCCAACGCAAGGCTTGGTGTATTCATCACAGGCCGCCATCGAGACAGCGCTCAAAATTCAAGAAGCACGCAATCGCAACGCATCGTCAAGCATCCCTGCTGGCGTACTTAAGCAAACTGGTGGCGAACCGCTAAGCGCGCAAGAACTTGCTGATCTTGCTGCCGCATTTAATGCCGCGCGCGCAACTAATCAGACCGCCGCGCTAAACGAATACTTGTCTTACGAGCCGACCACAATGTCACCAGACAAGATGCTTTTGATTGAATCAGCCAACTACAGCGCGCTGGAAACTGGTGGCCGTATCGGAAACGTACCGCCATATTTGCTCGGAATATCTACGGGCAGTTACGCCTACACCAGCTCACAAAATGCGCGCATGGACTTGCTGTTCTTTGGAGTCAAGTTGTATGCCGACGCAATCGCCGAAACATTGTCAATGAACAACGTGTTGCCAAACGGGACATTTATTGCCTTTGATTACGAATCGTACTTAGAGGAAAATTACCTTGCCGACACAATGGAAAACACACAAACAGTTATTGAAGATTACGCACCACAGGAGATGCCATCATGATCAAACTAATTGCAGGAGATTTCACGGTTGACGCCGCTATTGGCGATGCACCAAAACGCACAATTTCTGGAACCGCCGTTCCGTACAACGTGCCGGCAGTAGTCAGCGATGGCACGTCTGTGATCTTTAAGCCAGGTTCATTGCCAGTCGAAGGCAAAGCGCCACGCCTGTTTATGTACCACGATGCCAGTCAGCCAGTCGGCGTTGTTACCGAGCGCGTGGACACCGAAGAAGGCATGATGTTTAGCGCCAAGATCAGCGCGACGACCCTTGGCAATGACGCTTTGGTCATGGCCTTGGACGGCACCATTGATCAAGTCTCGGTTGGGGTAAATCCCGTCAAGTTCTCGTATGACGAAGAAGGCACAATGATCATTGAGTCAGCCGACTGGATGGAATTGTCCTTAGTTCCGATCGGCGCATTTGGCGATGCCGCAAACATCACCAAGGTCGCTGCAAGTATCCACCAAGAAGAACCTGAAGTAGTGTTAAATGAAGAAGTAGTCCCAGAACAGGAGATAGAACCCATGTCAGAAGTAACCGTTCCAGCAGTTGAGGCAACAATCCCAACCGCGCCAATTTTCGCACAGGCCAAAAAAGAATTTATCTTGCCAACCGCAGGTGAATTTATGGCCGCTTATCACATCGGTGGCGACACGTTCAAGAACATGAACGCTGCAGTTGCTGATTACACCGCATCAAAGCGCACCGCATTGCAGGCAGCTGCAGGTGACGTGCTCACAACTGACACACCTGGTCTTTTGCCAGTTCCAGTACTTGGGCCATTGGTTCAAGACTTGAACTTCTTGCGTCCAGTAGTCGATGCTGTAGGCGCTCGCGCTTACCCAGACAACGGACAGTCAAAGACGTTCATCCGCCCAACAATCACCACGCACACCAGCGTTGCATCACAATCAGAACTTGGTTCTGCATCAGCAACAACCATGGTGATCGCATCCAACTCAATCAGCAAGACCACTCTTGCTGGTCAAGTAACGCTGTCAGTTCAGGACATTGACTTCACTTCACCTGCAGCAATGCAGTTGATCTTGAATGACCTCATGGGCGAATACATGATTGCTTCTGACAACTTGGCTGCAGACAACTTGCTTACCGCAGCAAGTGCATCTGGCGTTTGGGACGGCACCGTAGCCGACTTGCTGAAGTCTGTTTATGACTCGGCAGTTGACATTTCATCGAACCGCAACTGGACACCTACCCACATGTTCGTAAGCCCAGACGTATGGGGTCAACTTGGACAGCTCGCCGACACAACTGGCCGTCCAGTATTCCCATTCATCGGCGCAGGCCTCACCGGTCAGAACGCACTTGGCGGCGGTCAGGCATCTTCATGGAACGGCAACCCACTCGGCTTGCAGTTGGTAGTTGACAGCAACTTCGCTGCCAAAACCATGATTATCACCCGCGTTGGTCAAGGTGCAGGCGATGCTTACGAGTTCTACGAATCAATCCGTGGCCTCATGAGCGTTGAACAGCCAGCAGTCTTGGGACGCAACATGTCATTCCATGGCTACGTGTCAACCTTTGCAGCAATCGGTGGCATGATTCGCAAGATCACCCAGGCTTAGTCGAGAGCGGAGCATCCGCTCATGGCTACTTACACAGTTACTAACAAGTACCTGATTGACAACTTTGCCGTACTGCAACTCCTAACCCCATCGGAGATTGCAGTCGGCAGTTCAATCACGGTCGCTGGAGTTGACGCAACATTCAAC